GATTCTAGATTTAAAGAGAGTAAAAGAACATTTCAAAGGCACTCTCAACAAACCCTTCAGTAAATTTATTGCTGAACTTAACTTTGTTACTCAAGCTCGCCAATTAGTTGTATCAGAAATAGAAAACAAAGATTTAAAGGGTAATAATTTAGCAATATTAGTACACAGAAAGTTAGAGGAACTCAGCAAAACGCACAACAAACCAGAGATGGCCTTGGACTTTGATACGGCCAAAAAACTTTTACCCCTTGACCAAGGAGTAATACTTACTCTTGGGAACAAGAAGACCTTAGAAATAGAGGCTACTCTGTTTGATAAATTTATGCGCCTCGGTCTGTATGCTAATTACAGTAAAGGTCTTAGTAACCTAAAGAGGAGAAGCATTGACATAATACCAGATGAATTGATGGATGCCTATGCCTCACCAGGTGAAGCATTTGAGTCCTATGTCTATGGTGCTACTCAAGCAATAGAAACTAGTAGGCTCATAGGCCGTAGGTTTATTCTTGATGCTGATGGAAGCAAAGCCGAAAGAGCAAGCGAACTTGCACTAGAACTACGCGAGCTAGAGAACAGCGGAGCCATTACACCAGAGGATACAAGGACTGCTTATGATGTTTTCCGCGTCATCCTTACTCCGCAAGGAAAGGAATCAAGGTTCTTCTCAGGACTCAGAGCGGCTAGTTACTTTACTTTGCTAGTGGAGTTCACCTCCACACTATCGCAAGTATTTGATATGCCATTCATCATGGCTCGAGCAGGTATTGATAATACCTTTAAGGCATTGATCTCTCAAAAACTTGGCGTTGATTTACTGGGTATTGATTCAAAGCGTGTATCCGAGGAGTTCCGTGATCCGTTGTTCATGGACAAGGCTGTTCGCTTAGGCCTAAAGGTTACTGGGTTCACCCGCATGGATCAGTTCATGAAGGAGACTAACATCACGGCTAACTTTATGCGCTTCAGAAAGATAGCGAAAGCCGCAGCCAACACTCCCAATGGGCGTAGGTTCCGGGCGGAGATGGAGTTCATGGGGTTCAATGATGCAGAAATCATACAGCTCAAGGCTGCACTCCAGAAAGGGGACAGCAATAACGCACTGGTGAGACTCGCACTCTTCTCAAGATTGTCCGAGACACAACCAACCTCCAAGGCTCGTATGCCACTCAAGCAGGCCGAGAATCCAGATACTAGATTGTTGTACACAATGAAGTCCTTCTTGGTGAATCAATTAAATCTTACTTATGATTTATATATTAATCAGATGATGAATGGTAATCGTCAGCAGAAAGCTGAAGCATTTATTGGTCTTAGTAAGTTGATAGTCTTCATGGCAATGGTTGGTATGCCCGTGGATATGCTCAAGGATTTAATCGCGGGACGCTTGGGTTACCTACCGGACTACGCAGTTAATAATAGCCTTCGTATCCTTGGTCTCTCTAAATATTCTGCTTACAAAATCAAACGAGATGGTATAGGAGCTTTTGCTCTTAACTACTTCCAACCAGTTGCCTTGCAACAATTCGTTGACATAACAAAGTCCGTGCAGCAACTAGGTGAGGGGACTCCGATTGAGAGGACTAAGCTAATGACGCTTGCTCCTATGTCCGATGTTCTAAACAGAATCTTTGGGTTCACGAAACAGAAGGAACAAAGAGAATTTAAGCGCAGGCTCAAAGAAGGTGAACGTCCATTCTTGATTCCTCCTGGAGCCTTATAGTAAAAAGGGCTGCTCCGGAATAACACGGAACAGCCCCTACAAGGACTGAACAAAAGCGCGGTCCATGAAAACCGCCCTTCGCCTGGGATTACTCCTTCGGCTTACCTTGTATTACTATATGAACCAACTAACACACGAACCATTTGTGTGATAGAATAATTATAACATAGGTGTCCTATGTTTTCTGTCAAGGGGAATGCTCCAGCCTGTGGCAATTTGCACAAAGAAGTTCGCACTTCTCTAGCTCCTCAATGAAGTCCTTGCGGTTCCCCGTTCTGGCAAAGTCCCTGATGGGTCTCAACTTCTCATACCCAGGCAGGTGATGGCAGTCAAATTGAATTGCATGACCCTTGAACCCGCACTCACCGCAGACATAGCCACCGAAAAAATCCTCAATGATTTTATGGTAACGTGCTGTCCGCTTCTGCGAGGGCTTCATATCAAATGAACTGCGAGTGATCCTCCATCTTCTGAGTGCCTTTGTTAAAGAGGATACGGCCTTGGGTGTATCCCATGCCTTCCCTCTGCTTGGCTAGAGTCCATCGGACGTAGTCCATCTTCTGTTCCCTCTCTGATAATGTCTGCCACAGAAATATAATACTGTCAGCATCCTGCTCCAAGGCTCCACTCTCACGGAGGTCGGACATGATAGGAGAACGGTCATCCTTTTCGGATTCACGGTTCACCTGTGCTAGCAACAGGACGGGTATATCGAGATCCTTGGCGAGTAGCTTTAACTCACGGCTGATCTCTGCTACCTGTTGCTCTCTGGATATGTTCTTGGACATGGGCTTTATCAGCTGGCAGTAATCAATAATGATTCCATTTACCTTATGCTTTCTGTGCATACCCCTAGCTGTTGCTAATATGTGATCCAGTCGATATACGTTGTCACGGATCCAGCAGTTCCAACCCTTTACGGTTTCGGTAGTCTTCCTAAGTGTTTGCATCTTGTCTGCCGGAGCTAGCCCGTCCTCGAACCTACGCATATGAAGTCCTGACTTGATGCTGAAGATACGTTTCATTATCTGATTCGCACCCATCTCAAGATTAAAGAGTAACATACCATTGCCTGCAGTGCAGATGTTGCTCAAGAAGTTCAAGGCGTATGCAGTCTTGCCGCACCCTGGCCGTGAAGCTAGGACGCACAGCTGACCTGATCCGTAGCCACCCCTGTATAGAACATCATCAATTGATTGGATGCCAGTCCGTAGGTATTTAGAAAAATCTACCTTACCTGTAACATCCTCAAATGTTTGATCAACAATGGTTTGTAGATTATCTCTAGTAGGAGTCAATGAGGATATGGAATCACACTTACCCTGTATAGTAGTAAGGATCTCCTCGGAGTCCTTACCCTCCTGTAAGCCGTCCTTGATTATAAGCGAGAGACGGGAGAGGTTCCGTGTCCTATGGGACTCCACCATGTCATCCGTGAGGCTCTTGAAGTGCAACTCGCTGAGTCCCGCGTCATGCGTGGACCAGACTGAGTTAGCATCAAGTCCCTTCTGACCCTTGGACATATCCGTGAACAGGGACATCGTGCCAAGGATAACTCCCTTGGAGTCCAGCTTGCACATGGCCTCCCACATTGACTGAGTTTCGTGAGCCGTAAAGAAGTCAGCGTTTATACCGGACTCCTTTGCTTCATTCAGTAGGGCGTTGCACCCATCGTTTATCTCAGCCTTTAGGATTGTCCCCAGTAGACTCTTTTCTAATTCTTTCATGGTTTTTTAGTTTTATGTTATGTTGGTTCCAGTTGTCAACTTGCGGTTCCCACTGATCCTCGCCCTGCATTACCCATTCTTCTAGGTGAGCAAGGTCATCGGAGTAAAGCGGTTTGTTAGAATAGATGGAAGTGAATCCATCAAATAGTCCACCAGAATCAGTCACGAACTTTACGACAACATCGCAGGACTCCGCCTTCTCGTTGTCCATGTTAAGCATATATGTGTATCTCATATTAACCTTTGGATTAATGTGACAAATGCCTTGGCTGCGGTCGCAGGAACTACTCCGTTTCCCAAGAGCCTAAGTCTGTCCACCCTACTGGAAGACCCATTAAGTGTTCGACCCAGTTTGGGTTCAGCTTGCCCCCTATTGATTGTTTCCCGTGCTGCTCCTCTAGGTTCCCCACATTCCGATTG